CTTGTTTTTCCTTATTATTTCTTTCCTTTTGAAATTGCTTGCATGTATTTACCCATACTGCCTTCAACTTCAAAGGACTCATTTAATTTTTCAGAATCAATTGATTCTAAGTTTTTGACAGACTTCTGAAAGTAACTTTCTTTGATCGTGTCAAGTTTTTCAACAAACGATTCTTCGTCAATAAATTCAATTTCTTCAGCAAGTGAAAAGAATTTGTCTGACTCTGTGTCAGTCAAACCTTCTGCCGATTCTTTGATAATTTTTTCACGAACTAATTTTGAAACTGCTTTTGAAAGTTCAATATTTTTCTCAAACGATTCGTTAAGTTTGTTTTCCAATTCATCAATCTTTTCAGATTGTTCTTCCATTACATCATACTTTTCGTTTGGAACATCAATATAGTGCTCCTCAAACAGACCTTTCAATCCAGAAATGAAATCTTCAGCAAGTTCAGATTTTAGTCCTCTCTCGATTGCAAGTTTGTTTTCTTCCATCCACTCATTAATTGCATAAGAAAGATAAGAATCAACCTTCTCAGTAAGTTCTGATTTGAATGATTCAACTTCTTCTTCGATTGCAATTTCTTTTTCTTCTTCAAGTCGAGCAACTTCACTTCTCAGTTTCGATTTGATTGCCGCTTCAAAAATAGTATGAGTCTTTTCTTTAAACTCTTCAGATAGTTCTTCACCTGCTATAAGTGATGATACATCTTCAGATACGTCGATTTGTGCAAGTCTTTCGTCGAAAGATTCTTCCATTTCTTCTTCGTCTTCGTCTTCGTCTTCGTCGTCATCGTTCATCATTGCTTCGTATGCCGCCATTAAGTCTGATCTTTTAAGACCGCTTAGTTTGGCATTGATTTCGTCCATCATCAATGATTTACTTTTATAACCTTCAGACATTTCTTCTTCATCTTCGTCTTCGTCTTCGTCCTCTTCTTCAGAAACTTTTTTTGCTTCTGCTTTGAGTGCTACTTTAGATGATGCCGATGAATCTTTTTTTACGCTTTTAGTAGAATCTGGACCTTTTTTCTGTTCAGGGTCAACCACTGGTTCTCCAAGGTCTTCGTAATCCCCACCCTTTTCCATTTTTTCGCCGGGTGCGGCACCTTTCTTTGGAGCGTTAGCGGCAACGCCTTCTTGAATCAATTCTGATTCCAGTTCTTGTATTGCCTTGTCTAATTCTGACATAGGATATCTCCTTGTATATTTTCTATAATTATTTATAAGAAAACTTCAACAATTTTACTTATTATAGTTTCCTTAAAAATTTAGCAAAGGCAAGTGCCTGTGCTTTTGCATTTCTGGAACGAACGGATCTTTCAAAGTCTTCTTTAATTCGTTGAACTTCAACTTCTTTTAGAAGACCATTATCCCAAACCCATTCTTTTCCTTCCATTATTCCTTCAACAAATGCTTGTGGTGCAGATGGATCTGCAACGATATCGGCGGCAGTTGCAAGATAAAAGTCTTTGTTTACATACTTGACTCCACCTTTTTCAACTAAACTTCCCATACCTCTTGATGAAACACCAAGTTTAGCACCGTCATCAATTAAATTCTTAACAATATTTCCCATCGGAGTTGACATAATTTTTGCCTCACCGATATAATTTTTACCTTCTTTTTTCAAAGATGTAATCATATGAGAAACACGGTCAAGATTCACAGTTGGACCTTCTGGATGACCAAGTTCACCCATCGCCCGATTTTGTTCTATGAATTCTCTATTGTATCTTGAAACTTCTTTATCCAATACTTCCATTGGATAAACTCTACCGTTTCTATTTTTAACTTCACCTTGAAGGAAAATACCTTTTATTTTGTATTCTTTACCTTTTCCTTCTTTTTCTTCCAAGATAAATTCTATATTTTCTACTTGCTCTGAAATAAGTTTCATTGATTATGCCCAATCCTTTTTGACTTGTATTATTAAAGTGAAGTTACCTGACCCAGAAGATGTTATATCAATGTCACCTGTATAGTTTGTTGCTTTTGACATTTTGATAGGTGGATCGTTTGGACCAGATGGTGCGCCATATGATTGACCACCATTGATGTATAATAACTTAGGTTGTGTTCCAGATGACAAGTCTTCTTCTAAAAGAATTTGAACACCAGATGCACCTAAAAGTCTAACTTTAGACACACTAACAGTTTCACCTGCTGAATGACCAGATAAACCAGAAACATCGACAAGTGCTGTGTCACCTGCCGTACCAGTATATTTTAGTGTAGCATAAAAATCTGTATCTATCAGTTCTTCTTGTGTTATAACTGCCATTTCTTTTTCCTTATATTATTTCTTCGTTATCAAAATAATTGTATAATTCCTTCTTATCCAGATTCATTTCGTTTGAAACTTCTAATATTTTACTTTCGAGATTCGCAACTATGTTTGAATCATTCTCTAAATCTGTATAAATCATTTTAACAGCATCTTTCATTTTAGGTGAAAGTGTTTTATATTTTTTAAAAGAAGAAAACTCATTGTTTTCTTCCAGTTCTGTCAAAATGTTTGAAAAATATTTCATTCTTCTTCTTTGAACAACCCCTGTGCTATATCCTTTTTTCTATTTTCAAATGCATCAGCAACTTTTATCATAAGTTGTGTATTGAGTTCACTATTTGCATTTGTGTGATCACCTTGTTGTATTAAATTGATTAAATTTTTTTCCATTGTATAACCTCTAATATATTATTTATAAGAATTAGAATTCGTTTTCGCCTTCGACTTCTCCTTCATTCTCATTTTCTATTTGATCTTGCATTTGATTTATTTCATTGTCACCCATTTTCAATACGTTTTTCTTAACCCATTCTTTTGAGAAATATGTACCGACATATGATTCAACTGTTTGAAGAACTTCGAGTCTTTCTTTGAGAAGTTCTGTATTTTTCAGTTCTGTAAAATAACCGTCTTGTACATAATTGTATTGAATATTTTCTTTTATGTATGCCCAGTCCTCATCGTTAATAACACCTTTCAATACTAATTGAGTTTTGAGAATGTCGTTGAAAAGTTCTGTAAACCTTTTACGAATTCTTTGTACAAACTTACTAAATTTTAGTTCGTCTCTTGTTATTTCATTTGAGCGACCAATTGAAAAACTTGATTCTGCTTCCAATCTTGAAACAGGTACGTTCAGCGAACGATATAATTTTTGTTGAAAATATTTGATGTCATCAATCTCACCAAGGTTTTGACCACCCGGTAAAGTTGAAATTTCTGTACCTCTACCACCTTCACGGCGAGGTAACCAAAAGTCTTCAAGCATTGACATATGATTTCTGTCATCTCTAAGTTCGCCTGTCTTTGCATCGTAAACAATCTTGTTACGATAACGAGTCATGACATCTTTTAAATATGCTTCTGCTTTCATCTTTGGTAAGTTACCGACATCGATATAAAAAATACGTCTTTCAGGTGCTCTTGTTACACGATAGATAACAACAGCATCTTCAATCATTCTTAATTGATTAACTGGTTTGATTGATTTATGTAAGTGTGATAAAACCGCACCACTATTCTGGTCAATGTAACCAGATGGGCAATATGAAATTGAGTCCAAAGATATTTTTAGACCAGATGTTGAAGAAGCAATTGTTGTACCAGTTGGGTTGAAAATATAATACTCTTCATATTCTTTTTCACCATTGTTTATACTTTCAATTGTGGACACAGGGTCTTTTTTATTTGTTTTTACTTCTCTAAATTTTTTGATGGTTCTAGGATCTAAATATCTTAATTCCATGATACCATCTCTAGGACTTTTTGTATCTATTACTTTATGAAAATAAATTCGACCGTCTATGTACCATCTGCGAAAAATGTCGTGACCTTTTATATTGAAATCTAATAATCTCAATACTTCTTGAAACTCTTCAACAATTTTGTTTTTGAGTTTATTTGAATACATCATGCTATCCAACGAAATTGACACAGGTGCGTGTATTCCATCGGCAACAATTGCTTCGTTTACGATGTCTTCAATCGCTGAATCACATTCAGGTTGTTGCGAGACATCTCTGTATTTTCTAATTAGTTCATTCTCAGTTACAGATTTTGACTCCGTATCCAAATATTGCGAAGAAAACCCACCGGCAATATCTATTGCACCGTCGGTGGGTGAAGGAAGAGTGAAAGCATCACTCTTCCTACCATCCTTCTTTCTTTCAATTTTGAAACCGAAAAACTCTGCCATAATAATTATTTATTCAATTGATTAATCGTTTGTTACACCGGGACTAACATCACTTGCTGTAAAGTGTTGGTATCTCCATGTAACTTCGAACTGTTCAATTTCGTTTTGAGTTTCGTATGACAAATCAATACCTGTCATTGCTTGTGGGAAACAACCAATCAGATTGTAAGTTTTCAATACTGAATCGTTACCTCTGTCTAATTGTTGAACTTTCAAGTCTGCTTGGTAAGAACCCGGATCTATTGCACCGGTATTATTTACTAAGTCATTCATTCCGTTCATCCATTGTTCGATTAAGTTACGAACCGCAAAGTCAGTGTCATTGATAATTGTAGTTGACCATGTTTCAAATTCACGATCACCGGCAATATAAAGGTTTCTACCTCTAAATGGGACAGCAATCTCGCCGATTGTCTGTCCGGGAAGTTGTGCCGTTTTGATCATAAAAGATGTTCTTTCAGAATTTGTGTCTGTTATCAAAGTAGCAGGTGTATTCATGATAACCCTAAATTGGTTAGCACGTGCACCACCACCGATTAGATAACCCTTGAATTTATCTAAACTTGCCATGATTAACCTCCTACCTCAGAAAATGATACACCAGTTCTTGTTGCAATAAAGTTAAGTGAAATGTAACGAATTGATCTTGCAGGTTTGATAAAAATATCTGCAATAAATTCATTCCTGTCAATAACTTCACCTGTGTTATTTGTTGAATCACAAACAACTTTAAAGTCTGTTATACCTCTTCTTGCTTGAATATCTCTTAAAAATGGTTCTACCAGATTTCTAAACTGTGATCTTGTGAATTCATCATTCAATTCAAACAGTTGAAACTTTGAAGCAGTTGATATTGCTTTTTCAAGAACGATAAACAATCGACGAACATTAATTGCGTCAAATGCACTTGGTCTTGATAATGCAGTTTTGTCACCAAAAAGAATTGTACCTTGACCTGACTGAGTAATCACTGGATTGACTCTTGCAGGGAAAAGAATGTCTCTTTGAGACTTGTTTGGATTGTAAGCAAGTTTAACAACGCCACGAATCTGACCACGATTGTAACCAGCAGGTGAAAACCATGCGTCTGCAACCTGTTCAGTGTTTGCACATAAACCGGCAATGTCACCATTCAATGGTATGTAACGATAAACGTCATTATACTTATCGTATGTGTATTTGTAACCTGAATCGAATACAGCATAAGAAGATGAAGAAAGGTTATCAAAGAAACCTTTTACATTACTTGTTTGTGTGATTGAATCAGTAACATTTACAACATCGGCACGTCTTGGTGAAATAAACACAACAACGTCTTTACGATATTCTGCAATATCAATTAGATTTGTAGCGTGAGTTACACCGTCTGTACCTGCTGGACTTGAACCTGCCATGATTAGATTTACATCTACTTCATCTGCATTTTTGAATAGTTCGTATGCAGTTTTAAGTTCTCCAACAGTTGCACTATAATCGTCTGTCCCACCTGATAGTTCGGTAGTGATTACAGCATCGTCACCTGAAGATGTGGATGAGAAAGTAGTACCAGATACTGGATCAGTGCCTGCTTCTGTAAGTGAACTGTCATGATCCATCCAATAAATGTAACTTGACTGATTGTAAATTACGTTTGGATAGTAGTTAGTCCCACCCTGAGTAGTTTTCGCAGACGCCGCCTGAGAAACAAATGCGTATGTTTCTAAAACTGCCTGAGTTCTTTCTCCGTTGGTATCAACTTTAAAACCAGAAATGTCACCAGTTGTATCATAAACAACTATGTGCATTTCGTCTCCAGTTAAACCTTTGCTATTTGCGTAATCAGATGTTCCCGGTGCCGCATCGAAAAGATCATAAAATCTCCAACGTCTGCGAACCTGTTCGCCACCAGATAGTGCGGTTTTAAGACCACCGCCATTTGGATTGTCTAACTGTTTGATTGTAATTGTGTCAGCACCGCTTACCGCAGTAACTTCATACTGCTGTCCGTCTGCTTCTTGAAAATATACAATGTCACCTGCTTTGATTTCTGAAGTTGAATTTACCACTGGAATTGTTGTGTCTCCAGCACTTGCTCCATCACTATGAACAACGATTGTTGCTTCAGATTCTTCAAATGCAGTTGCGTTTGAACATATTGAAACACCGATTGAATTTCCCCATGTACCAGCAGTTCTTGCCGCCCATAGTCCTACTGAACCTGAACCATCTGCATAGTTATCTTGGTAATGTGAGGTGTTTTTAATTAGTAAACCGCTACCGTTACCAGTGGCATTTACTATTCCACTTTCTGCTCTGGCAACTAAAAGCGAGTTACCATATTGTAAAAAACTGGAAGCAGTCATCCAGTTTTCAAAATTGTTTGTATTGGGCAAACCAAAAATTTTGACTAAATCTTGTTCCGAAGATAATGCAACAGGTTCTCCCACTGGTCCCATTTGAAATGAACCAGCGATTGCACCAGTTGACGTTGCAACAGCAGGAACGACATTTGTTAAATCAATTTCTTTGGTCAATACACCCGGCGATACTTGAAATGCCATTTTTTTCCTCCATAAAGGTATTTAAGATCATTATATTAATACTTGATATTATTTATTCTTTTGAATATTTTGACTACCAATTAGAATCGTATGTTCGAACAACAGGGTTCCATTTTGTACCATATTCGTCTACCATCTCACCTATATTTTCGTCTTCCAAACCATTTGAAATAAAACCAAAAGGTGACATGTCTTCTTCTAATTGTTTTTGTTGTTCTGCATACATTTTTGCACGAATGTCAACGTCTGTTAAATCTTTGAAATATGTTTGGTCAACCATCCATGCAAATAAAACACAACACATTGCTAAATCATCATTTGAACCTTCTTCTGCTTTGAATGTCTGACCAACAGATACAAAAGAAGAAAGTTCGTTTATTAAATCAAAATCATTTATAATTAGTTTGTCATCTTCAACTAATTGTTTTAAATTTGAACACCCCATTGTTTTAATTGTCTTTGTAGTCTTTACACCCATTTGTGTTTTGCTACCTGAAAAACCTTGACCTAAAACTTGACCACTTCGACCTCTGGATGCCGCTAAAATAAGATTGTCATATTGTAAATCATAATGTAAAGCATTAGCAACTTGTTCACCGATGTCATTAATTTCAACTAAAATGTATGCTTGATTATATGATTTTGCTATCTCGAATATAACATTTGGG